CCTTGCTCGTAGCATGAGTCAGACAAAACAGGTTAAGGCCGCCGCGGTTCTTAACAATGCGTTTGACAGCACGTATACGGGTGGTGATGCGAAGGAGCTTTGTGCTACGGACCATCCGCTTGTTACAGGCAGCACTTTCCGTAACGAACTTTCCACGGCGGCAGATCTTAACGAGACGAGTCTTGAGCAGTCTCTGATTGATATTGCCAGCTTTGTCGATGAGCGAGGTCTTAAAGTCGCGGTGCGAGGAATGAAGCTGATTATTCCAAAGGAACTTCAGTTCACCGCGGATCGCCTGCTTGAGTCCACTCTTCGTCCGGGCACTGCGGACAACGACATTAATGCCGTCCGGAACATGGGTATGCTTCCGGAGAGCTATGTCGTTAACAACTTCCTGACTGACACGGATGCGTTTTTCATCATAACGGATGCTCCAAACGGCCTGAAAGGATTCAACAGGACGGCTGTACGGACTTCCATGGAAGGCGACTTCGACACTGGTAACGTGCGGTATAAGGCTCGCGAACGTTATGCGTTTGGCTGGTCTGACCCTCGCGGCATCTTCGGTTCGCCCGGAGCGGCGTAAGAAAAGGGGGAGGGGAAACTCTCCCCCGCTTTCTGGGAATCATAGCCCTAGCGACTGTCCCAGCAGACGCTTACGAAGACTCTAGGGCACATCTCTCGTAAGGAGGACAGCCAAATGGCTAACACGACTTTTAGCGGTGCCGTTCGTTCAGAAAATGGCTTCAAAGTTATAAATGTTGCCGCGTCAACGGGGACCGTTACCGAAACTTCTTCTGTCGCGTCCACGGGTATCTTCACCAACAAATATATCCAGCACGTTGGTTATGCCACGGGCGTTACTGTCAACACTACTGCTGGCGACAGCCCTGCTATTGGTGAGTTCACGCAGCCCGCCAACACGATCATCACCAACATTAAGATCTTCTGTGCGACAGCTCCAGTAATTGGATCTGGCGACATTGGTTACGAGGTCGGAACGTCCAGTTCTGGCGCCCAGATTGTTGCAGCGCAAACAGACGAAATCTTGGACGCTGGCACGACGGTCGTGGTTGGTAACGTTACGGTAACGTCTTTGGTTCTTCAGACACAGGACGCTGCGACGGCTCCGGCATCCGTCCAATATACTTCTGCCGCAAGAACCATCTACTGCAACATCACTAACACGGTAGATGCTACCACGGCAGGCTCCTTTACATTCATTATTGAATACGTGCAGATTGCATAAATCAGAAGAGAGAGGGATACCCCTCTCTTTCTGAAAGGAGACTGTGATGGCTGATGCTGTAACTGCTACAACTGTACAAGACGGACCTCATACCGCTGTTATCTACTGCACAAATACAAGCGACGGAACCGGAGAATCTGCCGTTACTAAGGTAGACGTGTCTGGACTTTCTTCCTTGCAGGATGGAACAGCTTGTTCGGGTGTTCGCCTCGTAAAGATAGTGTTCACTAATGTCGGCATGGGTGTGAAGGTTCTTTGGAACGCCTCTACCAATGTTATTGCAGCGGAGCTTCCCGCAGACTATTCCGACACCTTGGATTATTCTGATGTGAGTGGTCTTCCGAATGTCGCTGCTTCCGGTGGTAATACAGGGGACATAAAGCTCACAACCGTGGGCCACAGCAGTGGAGACACCTACTCAATAGTCCTCTACTGCTTGAAAACTTACGCATAGAGGCTTGAGAAATGGCTGAAGATCTAGGGCGCAAAAACGAGTTGGAAATCCTAGGGCTTCGTGGAGATTTGAAGCTGTTGAACCAGAAGCTGGACACAATAAAAAATAACGACTTATATCACCTACAGAAGTCGTTAGATGGCGTTCAAAAGGTCCTTTGGACCGTGGGGGTAATGGTTTTGGGGCACCTGGGAGTTTCTGTTAAAGCTGCTCTTTGGGGCTAACATGAAAGGTTTCTCATATTATGGCTGTTTCCGGGTCTAAGGATTTTGAGCCTAATGTGGCCGACTACGTTGAGGAAGCCTTTGAGCGTTGCGGACTTGAGTTTCGCACGGGCTATGACGCAGTCACGGCTCGCAGGTCTATAAATTTTCTTTTCGCTGACTGGGCTAATCGGGGTCTCAACCGCTGGACCATCAATCAAGTCAGCCAGACCGTTGCTTCTGGTATTTCGTCGTATCCAGCGGGGACAATAACAGCCACTGTCGGGTCTTCCGCAAGCTTGACTGTTGGGGAGACAATAACAGGCGGAACTAGCGCGGTAACGGCATCCATTATAACGAAGCCGAGCGCCACGACGGTAACTCTGACAGTCCCCTCGGGTACTTTTACGTCGGGGGAAACCATAACAGGTGGAACTAGCGAGGCTAGCACCACGATTAGCGCGAGCCCCAGCCTTGATGACGTTCAGTCCACTATTGATATTTTATCCGCCGTGGTTCGGCGCAGTGACTCTGACATTTCTATTAGCCGGATTAGCCGGGACGACTATCTAAGCATTCCCACAAAGTCGTCAACGGGAAGGCCCATACAGTTCTATGTAGACCGGCAGATAACGCCGGTTGTTAAAGTATGGCTCACTCCTGAGAACAGCACGGATGTTATAATCTACGACCGCCTTGTCCGGATAGACGATGCAGATTCGTCCGTAAACACTGTTGAAGTTCCCTTTAGGTTCTACCCTTGTCTGGCAGCAGGTCTGGCATACTATCTTTCAATGAAAAGGGCCCCCGATAGGATGCAGTTTCTAAAGGTCGTCTATGAGGAGGAGTTTCTTAGGGCGGCGGAGGAAGACCGAGATCGGGCAAGCTTTAGTGTTGTTCCTTCGTACAGCTATCTAAGCGGGACAGCGTAATGGCACGGTTTGCTTCAAATAAACATGCTTTAGGTATTTCAGACCGTTCCGGGGCGACATACCGGTTGAGAAACATGCGGAAAGAGTGGACCGGGATGCTTGTCGGCAAGGACGAATGGGAATCAAAGCAGCCTCAATTGACGGTTTTGAAAACTCCCGCAGACCCGCAGGCCCTTCGTGACCCACGACCTGATAGAACTGAACCCGCAGCAGAAGTTCTACTACCCTTTAATGCCTTTCAGTCTTCCGACAGCGGATCTGCGGTTATTACCGTTACGGAACCCGGACACGGAAGATCCACAGGAGATGTCGTTCGCTTTAGGGCCGTTGAAGCATTTGATGGATTTACCGAGGTGGTTCTAGAATCTTCTGACGGGTATTCAATAACCGTGATCCCAGGGGGAGCGCCTACAAACGACGAATCGTACTTCTATACGTTTTCAGCAAGCAGTGGAACAGCCTCCACAGGAAACAAGCGCGGGGGCGGCAGTGTGTCTTCAGCAGGCCCCGTGAGTCTGACAAAATGAGTTTTTGACATGGCATATACCTACACGACTTTGAAAACCGCCATACAGGATTATGTGCAGAGCACGGAGACGACTTTTGTCACCCAGTTGCCGCGTTTCATTTTGAATGCCGAAGAACGCATCTTGAAGGAATGCCAATTAGACGTTTTCCGTAAGTCGTCGCGGGGTACTGCGTCTGCGGATACTGCCTACCTTACGAAACCCTCTGATTTCTTGGCGCAGAACTCGTTGAGCGTTATCAACGGGTCCAGCAAAGAGTTCTTGCTGTATAAACAAGTAACTATGTTACAGGATTACACGCCGGACCCTGCAACGACAGGAACCCCACGGTTTTATGCGGATTGGGACGAATCTACCTTTTTCCTTGCCCCCACTCCGGATTCTAGTTACACCATGGAGCTTCATTATTTTTATCGTCCGCAATCCATAACGGCGTCCGGGGACGGGACAAGTTGGTTAGGCACAAATGTGGAATTAGCCTTGTTATACGGGGCATTAGTCGAAGCATACACCTTCTTGAAAGGTGAAAAGGATCTTTTAGACCTGTATAATCAACGTTTCCTAGAATCCGTGCAGTGGGTGAAGAATTTGGGCGAAGGCCTCCAGACTCGTGACCAATACCGGTATGACCGTATTCGTGTAGAGGTTCGGTGATGCCTGACGGTTCTGCGACAAGTGAGATAGGTAATGCTCTAGTTTTCACTTCGGATAATGGAGGTCATTCTCCAGAACAGATGGCTGAGATGGCTTTGAATAAGATAATGGTCGTCTCAAGTACCGCCCCGCCTGTTATACGAGAGCAGGCTTTTGCCCACAGAGACCGTCTAAAAGAAGTGTTAGTGCTTTATATGAATAAGATGGCAGAGAGCGAGAGAACTACAATCTGGGCTTTACTGAAGAAGCAGGGCCATGAGGACATGGCCGAGATCATAAGGAGACTGTGATGGCTATCGGAACTTCCGCAATTTGCGGATCGTACAAGAAGGAAATAAACGCCGGTATTCATTTCTGGACTACTCATTCCAGGGGGGACAGCACCTCCATTGCCGCGGATACTTTTAAACTGGCAATGTACACCAACAGTTCCTCTTTTGACGCGGACACAACGGGATATGCAACCACCGCTGAAGTGAGCGGGACAAATTACACGGCAGGGGGTGCGTCTCTTTCTAGCGCAACGATTGGTCTTGGGGACAACAGCAGTTCAGTGCCCACGGCTTTCATTGACATGGCGGATGTCACCTTTTCCACCGCGACCATTACCGATGCCCGTGGCGCTCTTATCTATAATTCTACCTTGACCGCCGCCGGGACCGGAGGGACAACTACTCATGCGGCCAAACCTTCTGTTTGCGTGATTAATTTTGGTGGGGATTCTTCGTCCAGCGCTGGAGATTTCACCATTACAATGCCCGCAAACGATGCCAATAATGCGTTGATCAGGATTGCGTAATGGCTTTGATCACTGGCTGGGACAGAGGCACTTGGGGTCAGGGGACGTGGAACAGTCCGCTTCCTGTAGAGGTTACGGGTGTTTCAGCCGCTGCCGCCATAGGCAGCGTGGGTGTTGTAAGGGCCGTGGCCATAACCCTTACAGGGGTTTCAGCCGCTGCCGCCATAGGAACTGCGGGTGTTGGAAAAGGGGTTTCCCCCACGGGTGTGCAGGCTGTTGCGGGAATTGGGCAGGTTCTTTTTTGGAACCAGATTATTCCAGAACAGGACGCGAATTGGATTAAGATAGCGGCATAGGAACAAGACAATGGCATCTTCATATACGACAAGTTTTGGTATTGAAAAGATCGGGACTGGCGAACAGTCCGGCACGTGGGGCACTACGACGAACCACAACCTGGACATCCTGGATAGGATTGCCGCTTACAAAGCAGTCGCTCTTTCAGGAACTACCCACACTCTTACGGTAAGAGAGGCTAGTCCGGGATCCGGTACAGAGAACCTTCAAGATGGCATGTATCGCGTAATTAAGTTTACGGGGGCTCTTGGTGGCAATAACACGGTTACGATAGCCCCAAATACAACGGCCTCGTTCTTTATTGTTATCAACGCGACAACGGATTCTGGTTCAAGTGGCCCTTACTCTGTAATTCTGTCACAGGGAAGCGGTGCCAATATCACCGTTGCTAATGGCAAGAACGCGGTTGTTTACTGTGACGGAGCGGGGTCCGGAGCGGCAGTCGTGGACGCCGTATCGAACCTTGCTCTGGCAACGGTAACCACTTCTGGCGACATAACCGCTTCCGGAACTGTAAATGCCACGGGTGACACGGCTGCTGGCGATGACGCCTCGCTTGGTTATACGAGCGCCGAGGGTTTGATCCTCACGGGTCAGGGCAGCACCAATGACGTGACTATTAAGAACGATGCGGATGCGGATGTAATCACGATTGCAACGGGCGCAACGAACGTAGACGTGGTCGGGGATATAACCGCAGCGACGGTAAACGCGGATGGAGACACTGCTGCTAGCGACACTGCGACAATGGGCTACACGAGCGCCGAGGGTTTGATCCTAACAGGGCAGGGCAGCACCAACGACGTGACTATCAAGAACGATGCGGATGCTGCGGTACTAACCATTGCGACGGGTGGAACCAATGTAGACATTGTTGGGGACGTCACGGCGGCTACTGTAAATGCGGATGGAGACACGGCGGCTAGTGACGCCGCTGCAATGGGGTATACTAGCGCCGAAGGCTTGATACTGACCGGACAAGGATCTACTAACGACGTTACGATAAAGAATGACGCGGATACTACTGTAATCGCAATTGCAACGGGCGCAACCAATGTAGACATTGTTGGGGACGTCACGGCCTTAACAGTCAACGCGGATGGAGACACTTCCGCTAGCGATAATGCCGCAATGGGCTACACGAGCGCCGAGGGTCTGATTCTCACGGGTCAGGGCAGCACCAACGACGTGACTATCAAGAACGATGCTGACGCTGACGTAATCACAATTGCAACTGGCGGAACCAGCGTAGACATTGTTGGGGACGTAACGGCATCTACTGTAAATGCAGATGGAGACACCGCCGCTGGCGACGCCGCCGCAATGGGTTATACGAG